CTTGTTTAAAATTTGTAGGAGGGGTGGGTGTTGTCTTCTTACCCAATATTGGTATTTGTAACTCCTTATTAATCCAGTTCTCGTCAATGTCATAAAAAGAGAGCATCTTTTCTACAATAGTGGCTTTATCCAAAATAGATACTTTCTGGCTACGGTCAAAGGCAAAGCGGTCATTCTCGCCAATTGGGTAACCAAACTTAGCCATCATGGGTAGCAGTTGCCCTGTCATTACAAATTCAGCTTTACGCTTGTCGCTCTCCACTATCTTTTCATCAAAGTTATCTTGGTGAACCTTGCTTTGGCTATGGCTACTACCGTCATCGCTAATCATAGTACCACCCACCAACCGCTTACTGATTGCATTGTCACAGGTTTTTAAAAGTCCGCCAAACATCTTTTCAGGGTCTACCTTCTCATAGTTAGACATTACTTCAATCTTTGTTCCCTCTGGTACAACGGCGGTTAGGCTTTGGGCGGCTGTCTGTAGCATTGTCTGTATGGTGTCAAGACTGCCTTTATCACTCTTGGTTGTGGTGGCTATCAATGGTGGTATGCCATACTTTTCGGTGCTTTCAGCCCAAGCCATTAGCACATTCAACTTCCATAGCACCAAGGGTACAATGTCGTTTAGGTAGCCATATAGGTAACTATCCTTTACGTTGATAATAAAATTAGCCAAGGCAGGGTCGTTTATGTCAACGCCAACCTCGTCCGAAATAGAGAGCCGTATGATGTCCTTTTGTGGCACACAGTTTCTGTGAGGGATATACCCAAACTTCATAGTAGTGGGGTTGAGCAATTGTGCTACCATATAACCACGAGCTGGCACATCAAGTACTTTGCTCAGGAAGTTGTAAAACCACTCTGTTTGCAACAGGGCTGTCTTTTCGGGCTGCTCCTCTCCAGTAGTGGCATCATAGATGTAAAATCTAGCACCAAGTGTGGCCGACTTACGCAACTCTAGTAAGCTATGGGTATGTGCATCTACCAAAATATAGTCGTATATGTCTTGCAGCAATTGCCATTGTGGATTTTGTGGGTTATCTGCCGCCATTATGCCCATCCGCCAGTTATCAATATCCTTACTATTCTTGTCAGTCAGCTCCTGAATTATCTGCACCTTTACATCGTCCTTGGATGCGGTTGTTTTCAAGTCTTTTCCTGTAAGGCGTAATTTAGCCATAAAGGGCATGTTTGCCACCCACTCGGGTACTTTTATTAGTTGTCTACTCATAATTGAAATTGAAGGAGATTAAAGGTTGTTTAAAGCAATCCTCACCAATAGTTGTTTCTCTTTTTGCGTGTGCTGAATCGAATGTCACCCTCAGCAGTGTTTTCGTCAATAACGGGTAGGGTTGTTTTGATAGAACCACGCCCGGCATCCTTTAGCCAACTGATGGCATCATCATAAGCCACCTTCCTATGTTCGGGAATATCCTTCATGCCTGTCTGGTGGTAAAGGTCATATAGCGACAAGGCAACTACCATTTTAACGATGTGCAGGTTTCTGGTGTCTGAATCTCCAGTGACCGGAGTGAAGATGGCAGTGCAATCATACCTACCTCCAAGGTACTCGGTAATGGTGGCAATGGCTGTATCCTCAGCCCTAATCTGTGCTGTACTCGGTTCTGAAGGGTCTGTCGTTCCTGTAACCTGTTTTAAAATATCTGGCTTAATGTAGCCAGAATAATCAGCTTGTTTAATGAATCTCATATACTTATTTTAAATTAACCACTCATGTTTTACATCTGGTATAAAGCAAATGGATGAACGCCACTGATAGCCTTGCTCATTACGCCAACTGGCTATCTGTCCGTATATATCAGGTACTTGGGTCATTACCTCACTTGTTGCCATTACCAACCATCCGCCGAACACCTTTGCTCTGTAGAGATGTTCGTTATTATCATTTTCTATTTTTTCCCAATTAAGCATATTTAAAATCTTTTGTTTTTAAGGTCTCTTTTTGTGTAACGAGGCTCAAACTTTTCAACGAAAGTCATTTTGTCCAATTCCTTAAAAGCGGCAATGATGTCATCCGGTCCATCATCATGCGCTTGGCTTCCTTTCTCAAATGCCAGAAACTGGTCTATACACTCATTTTGGTCGATGCTATCCTTTTCGTCTATGTTCCAAAATACCCACAAACGTTCAAATGCGCCGTCCCCACTTTCGATATGGTCGTATTTGTTGCCCAGTGATTTCTTATCGGCTATGATAGGAATGTAGTAACCCCTATCGTCTCCTTCTACGTCAAAGTCGCTGATAAACTCATCTTGTGCAAAAAGCCCATCAATCTTGTACTTGATATTGTAGTTACCAAGCTTTCTTTTCTCGTAGAGGTCATACACAAACTTTGCTATGGCTGTCCGATTGGTTTGTCTGAGTCGCCCATGTATTATGTGGTATTCTTTGCCAATCTTGCCACACAGCCACATGGCTTTAAAGTCACCTTTATCCTTGTACGACAAATCCCCCCTAAATACCAAGGCTTCATATTGGTTTAGTGGCAGCATCTTTTTCCACTGCATCCATTCGGCCTTGAAAACCTTTCCCTCCTGTACGTGCATGTGCATGTACTCTCTCATAAAGCTTCGAGGACGTTTAAGGTATTTCTTGCGCCAAAACTCCGAAGTGCTTTTCTGTGGCCACGTAGGTTCGAAGTTGATTAAGTCCTTAACCGCTGGAACGGTGAACACCTCAAAGTTTGTTTTGTCGCCCTCTTCCTTGTCCTTCTTTATATTGAGAACAAACTCTTGCTTTAGCCTGTTGGTGATGCTATTACGGTGAAAGTTGTTATTGGCAAATACAAGCCGCTCTGTAGCATTGTCTGCCGCATCAAAACAACCAAGTACCTCTTCCATGATGTAATCAACGCTTTCGCCCATGATACGGTCATTGTTCACGTGCTTTTTAGTATCTACGTCATCAATGGCGATATAGTCCGGGCGTTGACTACCTTCTCTCAATCCTCTTGGAGACTGCCCAAAACCAAGGCTCATAAACCTAACACCGTCTGAAGTATAAAAATTGCCATCACTCCAGTCGCCCTTCTTGAATTTTTCGCCGTAATCATTCTTCAGGCGTTGGTTATATACCAGTTCTGCTTGTATATCCCCAATCAGTTGCTTGCCCTTTGTCTCAGTCTCTCCAATAAGCAGCATGAACTTTAATTCATCCTGCATCATAAGGAAGAGTGGAATACCCATATCTGCATGTACAGATTTTGCACCAGATCGGTAAATCTCCAAGAGTGCCTTAATTTTCTTGTTCTTGATAATTCGTGAGGAAAACTTAGCGTGGTAATCTGCACAAGGCACTTTGGCATAGTGCGGAAAATAGAACTCAAACCAACGCACATAGTCTTTCTCCAGTCCAGAAATACGTTTGGCTTTATCCTGCGGACGTTCGCCTACGTTAACTTGGGTGCTTTTGATAATGCGTTGGCAGTGCCTGTCATAGTCCTGTAGTATTTTCTCAAACTTATCCATAGGTATTGATTACGTGGATTAAGAATTTTCTATTCACCTCAAGCAGCTCCAGCGCAAGTTTGGGATTTTCCTTTAGAATAAAATCATCTTGAAGCTGTATGATGGCTGCTACTAGTCCGGGGTGTATGCTTTCGCCAAGCCCCTCCACAACCTTGTAGAGTTTGTTGAGTGCATCGGCGTTCATCTTGGGTGGATTGCCTTGGGCTATACTCACCATTTCTGCCTGCACCAACTGCTTGAGTTTGATGGGGTTCGATATGACGGCCTCACGCTGTGTATCCCAGTTGCCTTCTGGGTCTTCGGACTTCCATTTGCCTACCGTGGTCTCCGAAATTCCAAAGGATGCAGCTATGTCTTTTGCAGTCCACAGGTGGTGGATGTACAGGTCTTTCGCCGCTACCCTTTCCTTATCTTTTTTTACTGCCATGCTTCAAATATCCACCCTAGCGAAGCTAGGGCGGCACATTCTACGCAACGGTTGCGGGCTTTCACGCAACCGTTGCGTAGTCGCTTGTATGGCTTGATTTTACTCCCCATCTTTGTGTGGCAATCGAGAAAAGTATGAAGTATTGGCAGAAACCCACTGATAACACCACCGCCGTAATGAAGTTTTACGGTGTGATAAATATGTGGTGGATTGGGGCGGATGACTACTCTAACACGATTGCAGAGATAGAGCGTTTAGGCTATAAGAACTTGGAGATATTGACACACTGCCCCGGTGGTAGCGTGTTTGAGGGCAATGCAATTTGGGTGGCCAATCGTAGAAGTAAGTTGAATATCACATTCAAGGTTGACGGGATTGCTGCTAGTATGATGGCGGTGATACTCTTGAGTGGTGATAGTGTTGAAATGTCAAGTGTGGCCAAAGTGATGGTTCACCCACCAAGGAGTTATGGAGACGGACAGGCAAAGGATCATTTTGCCATTGGGAAGTTACTCAAGAGTATGGAGAAAGACTTTGTGCGCTTGTGGATGGAAAAGACTGGGCAAAAGGAAGCGGACGTTTTGAAGTTGCTGGACGGTGCAGATAATTGGCTAGACGCTGAAGAGTGTTTAAAGATAGGGTTGGCTCAAAAAATATACGATGCCACGGAGTTTACTACAGACTTGACAAGCAAGCCTGATGCTAATACTAGTGTTGATAGTGTGTTTAATCGTTACACAGCTTTGGATAATAATTCTGTCATATTTCAAACATCAAAAATGGATAAACAAAAATTAATTACCAGTTTAGGTTTAACTGGCGTTACTGCCCAAAGTAGTGACACGGCTATTGAGGAAGCGATTATTGCAAAGAGCATAGCGGATGCGGCATCCTTTTCTGCCTTGCAAGGACAAAAAAAGTCTGAAGATGCTGTAGTAGCAGCTAGTTTAATTGCAGCAAGGCAAACCGAGTTAAATACTACGTTCACAGTTGAGCAAAAAGCAAGTCTTGATGAAATTGTAAAGGAAGGTGGTATTAAGGCTCTAAAACCTGCATTAGCTGTTATGACTGGTGTACCTAACCTTACGGCGCAGATAAGCGTGGAACAAAGAACTACTGTTCCGCAAGCTGCTGGTTCGGAAAGAAAGGATTGGGGCTTGAAAGATTGGGCAGAGAATGACCCAGAAGGCTTGGAAAAGCTAAGTCTTAGTAGCAAGCCAGAAGATAAGGCGTTGTTTAATAAGATGTATGTAGCCGAATATGGTGCTATTTAAGTAAGTTTTGTTTTTATTTTTTCTATCTACTCCAACAGAAAGGCTACCTAAAAATTTTAAAAAAATAATTAGGTACAAAATGAAAAAAACAAAAATTACCTACCGCCCTGCCAAAGTTGTAGAGGCCGTATTCTTTATCTTATTGATTGCAGCTAGCTTGCAATTGTTGTTTGGGTTACCAATGGGGTTGTCCGTACCCACATTGAGCGTGCTTAGTTTCTTACCCATCTTTGAATTACCAAAGGGTAGTTGTTTTGAAACATTCTACCGTCAGGCGTGGGAAAGTGAAGCTATTAAACGTTTTAATACTGCCGACCAAAACGGCTGGAGGCAAGGCTTGAGAGACTTGTCAAAGTACCTTACCATGATGGCCGATGGCGAAACTGTTGTTATCAATCTTGCTTATTGGGGTGTAAGTCCAGATGTGTTGGTTGACAATACAAGTTATCCAATTGACATTCAGCAATTAAATGCAGACACCATCGTTGTTACTGTTAAGAAATACCAAACCAAGGCAACGCCTGTAACAGATGACGAAATTTTTGGTTTAGCTTTCAATAAAATTCAACTGGTTCAAGAGAGTCATTTGATTAAAATTGAAGAGGAGAAAAATGCAAGGGCTATTCACTCTATATGTGCCAATGCAAATACAGGTGCAACACCTATTTTGCTTACCACTGGAGACGTAGTGGATGGCAGGAGAATGCTACGTAAGGCAGACGTATTAACCCTTAGAAACTCCTTGAATAAGCTAAAACATCCAAGACAAGGCAGACGTTTGGTGTTATGTAATGACCACATTAACGACTTGTTAAACCAAGATGAAAAGTTCCAAAACCAGTATTACAACAGGGAAACAGGGGCTATTTACAACATGTTCAACTTCGAACTATTCGAGTTTAATGATGCCCCAATAATCAATACCACTGCCAAAACTAAGACTAGTTACGGTGCAGTTGCTGTAGCGGGTAGAGATTTTGAAGCTTCTGTGTACTTCCATACCCAAAGGGTTGTACAAGCTAAAGGATTTACTAAGGCTTATGCTTCCATCTCAAGCCAAGATGCATTATACCAAAGAAGCTTATTAAACTACCGTCACTACGACATCGTAGTGCCATACAAGCAAGAAGGTATTGCCGCCATTGCTAGTGCGCCGGGTTCTTAATAGGTTTAAATCATTTTTAATCAATCTTTAAATAAATTTTATGGCTAAGGATACTGCTTATATTACTGAAGCAAAAAAAGTGGCAGAAAGCATTGGCGTTAAAGTCGTCTATAAAAATAGTAAGGGAGAGTATTTCACTGTCAAGAATAACGCTGACAATAGCGACACGCCTGAGAATATAGAAACCTTTGATTTTAGCGAAAGCGAAACGGAAGCACCTGCAAATGCAGCAGCTCCTGTAGCCCCAAAGGTTAATCCAAAGCCTAAAAAGGTGAAATATACCTTAACAGCCGATGATATAGCAAAGCAAACTGCGTTTACTGAAGCTGGATTAAAGGAAGGTGATGTGATAAGTTTTGACCCTGTAACTATAGCTCCAGACCAATTGCTTTTGCTGTTGGGACAAAAGAAGTAATAAAGATGGTAGTCTAAGGGAGTAGATATATCAAAAGGGGCAGCGGTGATTAAAACAACCCTGCTTCTTTTCTTCCAAAGCCACCGAAAATTAATAACTCCGAAAGATGGGTGGTGAGTGGAGTGGTCTGACATAGCCACGAAGCAATCCACCCGATGTATTACACCAGAGGCTAGTCGATATTGGCTAGCCTCATTTTAAAAAAATTACAATGGCAGGTATAAAACGTATAGCTATTAATAAGGGGGCAGTAGGTGCAAATGCAGCACTGCCAGAAACATCCACCTCCGCATTGATTATTTTCCTTTCTCCAGTTTCTGATATTGATGATGAAATTGTAACCAATGTAGCGTTTGGAGAGGTTGCTAAAATAACTTCTCTTGATGAAGCTGTTGGTATCATTCCAGTAAACTTTGATACTGAATACCACCAAGTGGCCTATCGTCAGTTATTGGAGTTTTATACAATGGCAGGCGAAGGAACTGAATTATATGTTATGCTACTTAATTCTGAAACTGTAAGCGTTGCTACAGCCTTAGAAGATACGGGCAACATCTACGCTAAAAAGCTACTTGTAGAAGGAAAGGGTACAATTAAGCAACTAGGTGTATGTATTAATCCTTATGTTGGTACTACAGAAACTCGTACTGATGGACTTTCTACCCTTGTGAGAGCTGCTATATCAAAAGCGCAATTATTGTATAACTGGGCTTACGATAACGACAAGCCTTGTCAGATATTGCTTGAGGGTAGAAATATATCTACTAGTTTAAATACCCTGCTTAATCTTCATGCTATACCTGTTGGTGATACCATTCTTAATGCCAATAAAGTAAGTATTGTTATTGGGCAGGACTGGGATTTTGCAAATTATAGCTACCAAACTAATGACGTAGAACCGTATGAATATGCCTATCCTTTTGCCAACTATGCTTCTGTAGGTAAGGCACTTGGAACAGTTTCTGCGGCGGCTGTTAATCAAAGTATTGGCGAGGTTGATGAAGCCACCGGAGGCTTTAACCTAACAGACTCACTGAAGGGGTACTTCGTTACGGGTGGTTTGTCAAATCACCAGACGCTAAAAACTGCTGATGCCTTTTTGGGAAATCTTGATGATAAGGGATATATCTTCCCTTACAGTCTGTTCGGCGTTTCTGGCTTAAGATGGAACGGTGACCATGTATGTTGCCCAATTGTGATTGATGACAATGGTAACATTAATGAGCATACCATCTTCTATGGCCGCACAATGGATTATACGGCATTGGCACTCAAGCTTCACTTTACAAGATACCTCAAGAAACGTGCTTTTGCCGATGTAACTACTGGTAATTTATCTACTGGCGTTATCAAGGTTATGGAAAAAACTGCCAATACAGAGGTATTTGGTAAGCTATTCAATAATCAATTAATCAGTGGCGGTGAAACAACCATTGACAAAAACAGCGACTTGGTAACACCTCCAAAGAAGCTAAAGATTGGCTTCGTACTAGTACCAACAATCATCATTGACAGCATAGAAGGTACTATTTTCCTTAACCGTTCACTCTAATTATAAACCTTTTTTAATCATAAGTTATGGGTAATAATGCTCAAAATACAAGAATGGAGTTCGGACCAGGTGATGCAACAATTAGTGCTTACGGAAGGGAGGTGACGAACTTCAAGTCTGTAAGTTACGATAGTAAGCAAGATGCCACCCTGAATGTGACAGGTAATAACAAATCTACCTCTTTTAGTATGGGTCCCATTAAGGATGATTTTAAGATTGAGCTCTATATGAGCCAACTAAGAGACTGGGAGAAACAAGCTAAAAGCGAGACTGGCAATAGTAGTATTCTTGGTAGAAAGGTGGTATTGTCCGTGAACTATTTCAATCAAGACTTAGAGGAAACAACAGACGTTATCACGTCTGTCATCAAGAGCCAAGGACGCAAGGTGACTTCTGGCTCGGATGGTTTGGCTTACGAGCTGGAGACATTGACACTAGGTATTGACTATGATGTCTAGTTTCTGCTGGATAAAATTCATATTATTTTTTCACTGATAAATTATGTCAAAAATGGACACAACTGTTGTAACAAAAGAAATGCTTGAGGCTGCAAGAAAAATACATGGCAAAGTAGACGTGTATAGCTTGGATGATGCTGAGGGTAATACTTATGGTGATATTATGCTAAAAGTACCTTCACCCAAGGCTTTAAGCGAATGGGAGAAGTGGTTAGATAAAGACCCAATGAAAAGCAGAAGGATATTGGTAAATGCTACACTTATCAATCGAATTGAAGAGATTAAAGAGTGGCCAGAGAATAGCAATGAGTTCTACGCTGCTTACAATTCTGCCACTTTTATGATACCAACTGGCAAGGGTACATTAAAAAAGCTATAGAGGCGATCGTGTTAGAGGTGGTTGATGAGGAAGCTGTGGTAACATTTTACAACGACACAAACGCCTTAATCAGCCACTTTTTACATATACCCTTTCCAGAGCAACTGGAGGAAGATGTGTGGTTAGAAAAAGCCAGACAGCTATGGTGGCTTAATCGAAGCGGACTATTACCCGTAAAAATAGAAAGGAAGTGAGTATCAGCAACAACATACAAGGAGGCGATAACGCCGCAAGTGGCCTTTTGAATAAAGGTGTTGGGTTGATAAACAGTCCAGTAAATAAGGCAGTCGCCATTGGCAATAGCACGGCTGGCTTTATAGAAAACAAAAAGCAGGATTATACCAAGGTGGTTAATCAGGCTAAAGCAGCCAAAAAAAAGGTCATTGACTTAGGGAATAGGTTTCAGAGTGCATTTGGATTTGTCTCCAGCAATAAGGGTGCAACGCTAACTAAAAATAAAAGCTTCAATGCTGCTATCGGTTCTTCTTCAGCTAGAATAATTGATGGTCGAAGTAGCTTCGAAGAGTTCACCATGGAGAGACTAGGACTCGAGTTAAAATTCGGGTTTACGGGCTTTGTAAACAATGACAATGTTTTCGCTCCTCCAGCCATACTTAGTTTCAAGAGTTCAAAACGCATTGAAGAAACCATTGTAACAAGCGTGGACAGGTCGGGCGAGGAGTTGGCTTATGGTCAGGTGGTAGAACTATATGGCTCAATGCCCATAAGCATTACTATCAAAGGTTTGCTGATTGATATGGACACACACCAGTATCCTAGTACAAAGGTTAAGCAACTAACTGAATTATTTAACTACAATGGAATGTGGACAGTGACTGGAAAGATATGGGCAGACAAGGGCATTAAAACAATTTACATAGAGAGCATGGAGGATGGTGGTATTCAGGGCTATATGGATACATGGCAGTTTACCTTGGAAGCAAGGAG